TGGGGCCCCCTATTTTGTGGGTGGGTGATTCGGGGGTGCTGGGTATGCCCATATGAATCCAAAACAAAAAATTACTTTTGCCCTTGCTGCCTCGCAGTGAAACGAGAATAGGTCGAAGACCCATACAACAAAAAAAAAGAAAATATCTTGATGCACACAGCCTGCGCTACCCACTCAAGGGGGCGGAACTCTACTCTGGCAATGTATTGTACCAATGTGCAGTACCTCTGCATCAACACAAAAGGATGATAGTTTACATCTTAAGGTAGCAAACTTACCCACTTTAGACATAATGTAACACTCTGTAACAAAAAGTGATCAACTTTCTTTCCTTACTTATCAACCACTTATAAGATAGTTACAAAAAACTACCAAAAAGAGTGTCTAAGATTCCCAATCGTGAAGGTATATATAAGTAGGGGGTAGGGGGTTAACTTAAGTTTCCTACTATCGCTTCTTTAACATAGCTAGTTTATATACAGTGTATGTTGTAAAACTTAAGTATAGGACTTAAGTATAGAGAGCTACATAGTAGTTTTCAGTCAACCAAGACGAACACCTCCAGATTATGTTGAATAATAGGTATGAGGTCTTGCCGATGACAACTTATAGCACTCAATCTGTGCTACCCACTTAAGTTACTTTATTGTTGTTGTTGTAGAATATTATGTTGCCAACTTTAGCCCGAAGGGCAGAACCAAGGGGCCAAGTGATGCCAGAAAAACTACCTTACAGTAAACTAGTAGAGAAGCACATTCTAGAGTGCATCCAAGGTGGTATTGGCATCCGTCAGATGATCGCCTCTATGCAACACTTGCCACAAGCCCCTAAGTCTCTCTCCACCATGTACAAAACCTATGGTAACTATATTGAAGCTGAGAGAGCTAAGATTAATGGACAAGTTGGTAAGAAGGTTATTGACCAAGCTCTAGAGGGGGACTTCAAGTCTCAAGAGTTGTTCCTTCGTTCTAAAGGGGGTTGGTCGCCAACTCACACAGTTAATGAAGTTGAGCAGGATGTTGACCCTGAACTAGATGAAAGTGCAATCGACACTCTGATGGGATTGCTAGGATTAAATGAAGATGACCACACCTCAAAGGAAGATAACGTCTGAGGTTCTTAGACAGTTACCCCCAGCTAAGGTTAAAGAGGTTCTAGCTGCTCTAGGCCCAGCTAAAGTAGAAGAACTCAAGCATACGTGGGAGTTCTGGGCTAGAGACAATCAGCTAGAGCCTGCTGGTGACTGGAACACATGGTTCATCAATGCTGGTCGTGGTTATGGTAAAACTCGTTCTGGTGTTGAGTGGGTAAGAGAGCAAGTTAAGCGTGGTTTTAAGCGTATCGCTGCTGTAGCCTCTACCAACTCGGATATTGAACGGGTTATGGTTAAAGGGGAATCTGGTTTTCTCAATATCTGCTGGAAGGGTGACAAGACCTACAAGGATAAGCCTATGGGTTTTCCTGAGTGGTCACCTACCAAAAGAGCATTGACGTGGGCTAATGGCGCTCAAGTCCTGTTCTTCTCGGCAGAGGAACCTGAACGTCTTCGTGGCCCAGAATTTCAGATGGCTTGGTGTGATGAGCTTGCCGCTTGGAACAAAGACATAGATACTTGGACTATGCTTCAGTTCTGTATGCGTCTAGGGGATCATCCCCGTATTATGGTAACTACTACACCTAAACCTACCAAGTTAGTAAGACAGATACTCAAAAACCCTAAGACCTGTGTTACTACAGGTTCTACCTTTGATAATGCTGCTAACCTTGCCTCGACCTACTTGACTGCTGTTAAAGAACAGTACGAGGGTACTAGACTGGGTAGACAAGAACTTTACGCTGAAGTCCTAGAGGAAGCGCAAGGCGCACTGTGGACGACAGATATGCTGGACAGATGCTCTGTTAAGCACGAAGACCTCCCTGACTTTACCAGAATTGTTGTTGCACTAGACCCTGCCGTTACCTCTAACGCTGAGAGTGACATGACGGGTATTGTTGTTGCAGCACTAGATGTGAATGGTGTTGCCTATGTCTTAGGTGACTACACAGATCGTCTATCCCCTCAAGGCTGGGCCTCTAAGGCTGTCCAACTCTACCATCAATATGGTGCAGATAGGATTGTAGCTGAGAAAAACCAAGGTGGGGATATGATTAGAACAACCCTTGAAGGTGAAGATGAAACAGTCCCTGTTAAACTTGTACACGCTTCTCGTGGTAAATATGCCCGCGCTGAACCTATATCTGCCCTATACGAGCGTAATCTTGTTAAGCATGTGGCAAACCCTCCAGATGGGTCTAGTCTGAACGAGCTTGAGACACAGATGCGCACATGGGAGCCATTAGGTTCTATAGGTTCTCCTGACAGGCTTGATGCCCTTGTGTGGGCCTTAACTGAATTGTCGTTGAATGGGTACAGTAAACCTAAACTTGCCCTTGTCTATAGTAGTTCTAAGGGTCTTATAAATAGATGATGGAAACCTATAGTTATGGTCAATAATCTCTCAGAGGCAGAAGCAAAACTTATTCTTGGTGTTTCAGGCCAGAATACTCGACATGGGCAAATCCGTGCTGACGAGTTCTTACCTGAGTTGCGTGGTAAGAAGGCTGTCCGTAAATACAGAGAAATGCGTGATAACGATAGCACTATTGGTGCAGTCATGTATGCTGTAGAACAAATCCTTCGTGACGTAGAGATCAAAGTAAAACCTGTAAACGATAGCGAAGAAGCCAAGCGTGAGGCTCAGTTTGTTGAAGAAGTTCTTCACGACATGGATCACACTCTAGATGACCACATCTCTGAGGCTCTATCTTTCCTGTCGTATGGCTTTGCTTGGTTCGAGGTTGTGTATAAGCGTAGGGTAGGCCCAACAAGTCGTAGTGACAAGAGAAAGTCTAAGTTCACTGATGGACGTATGGGTATTCGTAAGATTGCCTCTCGTGCGCCTTGGACTATCAGCAAGTTTGACGTAGACCAACAAAGTGGCGATGTTCTTGGTATTCAGCAAGACGTAGGTGGGATGAACAATAAGAGCTTCATTCCTGTTAGCAAATCCCTCTACTATCGCACAACTACTCTGAATGGTGATGCCTCTGGTCGTTCTATTTTGCGTAACGCATACACATCGTATGAATACCTAAATAACCTTCAGGCCATAGAAGCTATTGCTGTAGAGCGTGAGTTGGCTGGTATTCCAGTTGCTCGTATTCCCTCTGAGTATCTATCTGCTAGTGCTTCTGCTGAACAACAAAGTTTTGTACAGAGCCTATCTACAATCCTGCGAGACGTAAAGTTTAACGAACAGGGTTACATCATTCTCCCGTCTGATACTTACCCAGACAAAGATGGTTCTCCCACAAATATCCGTCTTGTTGATGTAGAACTAATGTCTTCGAGTGGTACTCGCAATATCAACATTGACCCTGTAGTCCGTAGATACCAGCATGACATTGCACGTTCTGTGTTGTCGGAGTTTTTGTTGCTAGGTTCTCAGGGTGGCTCTTATGCCTTGTCTAAGACTAAGACTGACTTGTTCCTACGCGCACTTGAGTCCTATATCCAAGCAATCGTAGATGTTCTTAACAAGCAGTTGCTAGAGCGTCTGTGGCAGTTGAATGGCCTAGACTATGCCCTGATGCCAATGATTGTTGCTGGTGATGTTGCACCTCACGATCTGCGCGAATTGTCATCCTTCCTGCGTAACCTTAATGGGGCAGGTATTGACGTTAGCAATCACCCAGAAGTTATCTCTGATCTTATGGCGATTGCTGAACTGGACTACAACCCTGATCTTCCCACTGCTGCACCAGAGGTTCCAACTAATGACTAGCTGGGAAAGACGTGGTTATGAGGTTCCTGATGGAAGACTGGTTCAAGCTGAAAGAGAAATCTACAGGCAGTTTAATGAAGTAGTCTCAATCCAAAATAAAGCGAAGACCCTAGTTAAGTTTGGTAAGTCTGCTGAACTAACCACAGGGTCTTTGCAGACAGTTTGGACAGTGGGTGGTAATGAAAACTACGTCTCAAGTAACCTTATTGATAGTATCTCGTCTAGTGCTATTGCGGATACTGAGAACATCTACATTGAAGGTCACACAGTTTCAGGGACAGGTACAGACCAAAAGTTTACCTTTGTCTCTCAGACTGTCAACTTAAATGGAAGAACTAGGGTAGCACTACCAACCCCACTGGCAAGAGTGTCGATAATTTATAACAACAATGGTGTTTCACTAACTGGTAGAGTTGTTGTTTACGAGAATACTGCTCTCACGAATGGTATTCCAACTGACACAAGTAAAATCCACATCGACATTCCCCTTGGGTTACAAGAATCCTTTAAGGCTGCAACCACATTCAGTGACAAGGACTACTTCATCCTAACAGGTGGCTTTGGTTCTCTTAGTCTTAAGCAATCTGGTGCTGCTGATTTTTACGTAGAGATACGAGAAGCTGGGAAAGTCTTCCGTCAGGTAGCTGCTATTAGTGCTACAAATTCCTCTCCTTGGACTGTTGATCTAGACCCAGCAGTCATTATCCCTAAGAACTGTGATATTCGAGTGAGAGTAGAAAGTAGTGCCAACAATGTTGTAGTGTTTACCAGTTTCAAAGGTTACTTAGCAAAGGTAGTATAAAGAATGTCGAATGATATTGAAAAAGGTGTCATGGACACTCTAGGCAATAAGGCTACTGAGTTTAACGAGAAGTATGGCGAGAAACATGGCCGTGTAACTGCTGCCAAACTTAAGCAAGTCTTTGATCGTGGTATCGGTGCTTACAAGACTAACCCTTCGTCAGTTCGTCCTAACGTGACTTCTAAAGAACAGTGGGCATACGCAAGGGTCAACAGCTTCCTAGAAATCTATCGTGGGGCTAAGACTGCTAATCACGATAAGGATTTGTTGCCTGACATGAAAAAAGCACAATACGCTAACGACATCTTCACTACTGAACAAGAAGCTGTGGCCCGTAGCTATGATATGGGTTTTGGTGGTGCAACTCACGTCTCCGAATATAATGGACAGGCCGTTTTTATGCCATCTGAGAGCCATGACGCTTATTTGGCATACTATGGTGCTGAAGATGAGGAAGACGCTTCTGAGACCCCTTCCAGCGAGCGTATGGCTATGTTGCAGATGGTGATACAGGAAATCCTGAAGGAAGATGTCCAAAAGGCTGAGTATCAGGGTAAAACTGTCTCTCTGAACAAACCTCGCCGTATCCAAGATGGCAACAAGAAGTTTGAAGTGTTCGTGCAAGATGGTGACAAGGTTACTCGCGTAACTTTCGGTGATCCTAATATGCAGATCAGACGCGATAACCCAAAGGCTCGTGCAAACTTCCGCTCTCGTATGTCTTGCGACACAGCATCGGATAAAACCTCTGCAAGGTATTGGTCTTGCCGTATGTGGGAAGCTGATACCTCGGTGAGTGAAATGACAAAATCCACTATTGAGGGTAAAATCCTTAAGGTCGATGACGAACAGAGAATGGTTTTTGGTTGGGCTTCTGTAATCACTGAAGATGGTGAGCCTGTTATTGACCGCCAAGGCGATATGATCGAAGCTGATACTTTGGTCAAGGCCGTAAATGAATTTATGGAGCATGTGCGAGTTGGTAAGGCTATGCACACAGGGGAGCAGGTTGGTGTTGTTGTACACTCTCTCCCTATCACTAAAGAGATTGGTGAGGCTCTAGGTATCCACTCTAACCGCGAAGGATGGGTTGTTGCTTACAAAGTATTCGATGATTCCGTCTGGGAGCGTGTGAAAAGCGGTGAACTCGCAGCGTTTTCCATTGGTGGACGCGCTCAAAAACAGGAGATTTAACTTGCCTAACCTCCTTAAAAACTTGCAGCTTGAGGAACTTTCCTTGGTGGATAGACCTGCCAACGCACAGGCAATGGTAAGTCTCTTTAAGCGCGACAACTCAGAGGGATTTGAGAAGATGGATGAAGATATGGAAGCTAAAATTAAGGCTTACATGGAAGAAAAGGCTTGCGGTCGTGATGAAGCTATGAAGGCTCTCCATGACATGGCAAAACCTAAAACAAAAGCAAAGCCCGACCCGATGGAAGCCATGAAGGCTGATGTTGCACGTCTGACCTCTGAGGTTGATCGTCTGCAAAAGGGTCTGGATGAGGCTGGTTACGTTGTTTCTGCTGACGTAATTGAAAAGAAGGCTGCTGTAGAGATGGTCGAAGTTGGTGGTGTTTCCATTGCCAAGTCTGAAATCCCTGCCCCAGTTCTGAAAGCTCTAGAAGAAGCAGAAGTTTCTAAGAAGCAACATGAGATTGAAAAAGCTGACATTGAACTGACTAAGCGTGCTGGGGAAACCTTGCCTCACTTTGATGTTGATGTTGCCAAATCGTTGCTGAAATCTTTTGCTGATGACAAGGCTATTGTAGAGGCACTCAAGGCTGCTGATGCTGCTTTCGCCGCTGCTATGGATGAAGTCGGTAAGGCGGCTACGGATGGTAGTTTTGCCAATGCTTCTGAAGAAATGGACGCAATGGTTAAGGCTTATATGTCCGAAAACAACATGAAAAAGAGTGACTATGCTAAGGCTTATGCGGCTGTAGCTATGACCGATAAAGGTAAAGCTCTTATCACCAAATCCTATAAAGGGGAATAATTATGGCTGTTATGCAATCGCGCGATAACCGCAGTTTCATTGCTGGTGCTGACCTTTCGGCTGCACAATTTAAATTTGTTACTTTGGAATCAACTGGCAAAGTCATCTTGGCTAACGCTGCTGGTGAACAAGCTATCGGTGTCTGCCTTGTCGGTGGTGTTGCTGATACTGCTGTTACTGTAACCCGTAGCGGTTCGGTAATGGTTATTTCTGGTGGTACTATTGCTGCTGGTGCTGCTGTGGCTACGACTGCTGCTGGACTAGCTCTGACTGCCGCTGCAACTAACACCATCATGGGTTACGCCAAAGAAGCCGCTGTAATCAACCAAGTCATCGAGATTGAATTGATCTCTGGTGGCAATGTTGTTTCTGCGTAACTCTAAGTATAGATAAAGGATACTACTATGCCTATGTTGACCCCCTCCAGTGTACATATTGACCAGCCACTCAGCAACCTGACGCTGGCTTATGTGCAATCGCAAACTAACTTTATCGCTGACAAAGTGTTCCCAACTGTGGGTGTGCAGCGTCAGTCGGACAAGTACTACATCTATGATCGTGCGAACATGAACCGCACTGGTGATGTAAAGCTACTAGCCCCACGCACCGAAGTAAACCGCATCGGTATGTCGATCTCGAACAGCTCGTACTTTGCTGACGTGTTCGGTTTGGGTATGGACTTTGACGAGCAGACTTTGGCTAACGAAGATGCTATGTTGGACATTCGTTCGGCTGGTGCAACTACTCTGGTAAACCGCCTGATGATCCACCGCGAGGAGCAGTTTGCTTCGACTTTCTTCGCAACTTCTGTCTGGGGTACTGAGTTTACTGGTGTTGCTAACGCTTCTGATGACACTGTGGCTGAAGTTACTCAGTGGTCGGATTACACCAATGCTACGCCTATCGTGGACGTAACCTTGGCTCGTCGTACCATGCAGCTTAAGTCGGGTGGCTTCAAGCCCAACACGATGGTTGTTGGTAAAGAAGTTCGTGACATCCTGATCAACCACCCTTCGATCCTTGCGCGTTTGAATGGCGGCGCAACTGTTACTAACACTGCTCTGATCACTGACGCTAAGCTGGCTGAAATCTTTGAAGTAGAGAACTTCTACGTCATGGAAGCAGTTAAGAACTCTGGCGCTGAAGGTCTTTCGGAATCGAATGCTTTCATCGGTGGTAAGTCGGCACTGTTGACCTACACCCCTAGCTCGGCTGGTCTGATGACCCCTGCTGCTGGTCTGACCTTCGCTTGGAACAACATTTCGGGCGTAAGCAACTTGGGTGTTACTGTTGAATCGTTCTCGGACGATGCACTGAAGCGTCAGCAGGTTGCAGAGATGATCCAAGTCAAGATGTCCTACGACATGAAAGTTGTTGGCGCTGATCTGGGTTGCTTCTTCGCTACTATCGTTGCTTAATCTAGCTTAAAACAATGGTTTACCCAAGGTGTAAAAGCCTTGGGTATAACCCAATTATAAAAGAACATAATAGTAATCTCACAAGGATTTGTCCCAAATGCACCCTACATACTTAGGTTTCCAAATTGACTGGCCCGTATTCGTTAAAGTTCCCTTCACGGCGGATGGCAAGAGCCTAAAGCGTGGCGACCACTTTAATTGGGTTGGTATGCACAATGTAACAGAAGAAAAGATCGCTATCTTATATGCCTCTGGTTACATCCACCACAACAGAGAATTAGAAGTACAGAATAAAGTAGGTGATCGTCTCTCTGAGATGAATGGTCAAAAACTAGCAAGCCTAGTAAACCTGCTTAATGCTGAAGTAAAATCTAGGACTTCTAGCACTACAGAATTTGAGCGTAAGCGTTGTAAGAAGTCTACACTTGACGACAAACAACGGGCGCTTGTTCGTAGGTTCCTTCTATCTAATGTTTGGGTTTTAGAAGATTTTTACCGCATTCGAGATAACCTTCTCGGTGAATAAGTAACTAACTTGGAGACGAATTTATGGCTTGGTCGTATAGTGCTGCTGAACTGAATACTACCACTTCCGCTGGGCGTCTCAACACTGTTCGTCTTCTTGTTGGTGACACTGATACCACAGACCAACAGGTTCAGAACGAAGAAATCACCTTTAGCTTAGACTTAAATGATGACAATACTTACGTCTCTGCTGGGTGGATTGCAAGGGTTATTTCTTCTAAGTATGCCCGTCT